GGCGAGGCCTGAGATGTCCAACTTGTTGGCGGTTGCGCTTGTTGGGTAAGCAGCAGAACCAGCCTTAACGATGCGCGAAAGACCGCGAGCGTTAAGAATAAGCATGCCGACAAGCTCGTCCATGACCCATCCCTTCCAGAATGTTTCAACGGAGTGATTTTCCTCAACGTCAAGTGAGTACATGACGGGGAAGACACCGACGTAGTCAGGCTCAGCGGTAAGGAAGATCTCGCCCTGTGGGACGATGATCGAACGCTGGATCTGGAATTCACCAAATGTGGTGATCTTCTCTCCACCGAATACCTTATCCTTGAACTCAAAGCCTGTTACATTGAGATCCCAGTTGTAGAAATCACGAGCATCCGCAGGGTGAATGAGGATACGACGTGCTTCAAGCTGGTTGGTCTCAATCTGAGCAACAGCGTTGTAGAAGTCGCTAGGCTCAAGCGGATTGCCTGCGCCAATAGCAACTGTCTGCTCCTTGTTGTAACCAGCAGCAGCCGCATCAGCGTTGCTCTGAATACCACCAGTAGGAGCGGTACCAATTGTACCTGCTGTACGCTGAGTACCAAGCTCCGAAATAGCAGCCTCAAGAAGAAGGATAAGACGTGCGTCCTCCTGCTTCTGGATTGCCTGACGGGACTCGTCCTGTGCGTACTCTACCGCGTTTACACGAAGGTAGTAAAGATCTTCCTTACGGATACGTGGGAACGTAGCGATGCGGAAGAGCTGAGGGAAAGCCTGCTTGCCCTCAAATGGTGTGATCTTAACTTCCGAGTCGGTTTGGTTAAGGATATAAGCCCTACCAAGATCGTCAAGGATGTCGTAAGGCATAAGTGGACCGCGCTCAAGAGTGTCCTCAATAAGAACATTACGAGTAATGCCCTCATAACGAAGACGAATCTGAATAGGACCGATCATACCCTGACCGATGCGGCGCATTGCGTTAGACGAATCCTTTAAGATCGACTGAAGCTTCTGTGCCTTGGCCTCCTTAGTAAGCTTAGGAGCGCCCTTAAGCTTTTCCTCATAATCTGCTGAGGAAATAGCCTTGCGTGATGTTAGTTCTAGTGACATATTATCATATTCCTTTCAATTATACCAATAGGTCCACGACAATACGAGATGAGCCAACCTTTTCAATAAGGCGAGCAACTGCAACGGCAGTATCAGCATTGGCTGCTGTTGCACTGCGATCAGTTGTTAAACGACCATCGGTGCCTGCGTAAAGCAAGTTACCAGAGTTGTAAACGTTTGTTGCAGTGGTGCCACCGCTGGTGCCGTCAGTGATTGTAACAGTACCAAATGCAGGTGCAAGAACCTCGAACACTGCGTCGGGACCACGCCAAACACCAACTTGATTTTGGAGAGAATCTCCACCAAAACCTTCGTCAAAATCGCCACCAACAAAGTTGGCGAGAAGGCCGAAGGGAACTTCGTTTGCAGCACCAGTAGCAACTGTTACCTGATCCGTTCCCTTGATACGTGCAAGCACTGTACCGGGGAAAAGAGTTGTGCCACCATTAACCGTATAAGCTGAGTTCAAAGTGACTCCAGTTGGTGGTACGCGAAGAGCACCGGTGGCAGTACGGAAACCGTTTGTGCCAGCAGGATCAACGTGCAAGGTAGCAGCATATGGCGTAGCCTGAGTATTTGCATACAGAGGACGACAAGTGCGCTTCTGATACTTATTAGCTAGATTCTTTAGTCTAAGCATATTTGTATTATTCCTATTTCTTATTTATTTGATTAGGTTAACGCCTTATCGGCGCTACGCCGTTTCAATTGTTTCTAGACGGCGGTTTGTAAAAATAAAGTATTTCTACATATTTTTACATGAAGAGAGCAGAATCGTCTGATCCCTCCTGAGTTTCAGGTGCTACAGTACTCGCACCCTTTACAAGAGACGGAAGTCTCCGTGATACTCGCGCCGACTTCTTAAGACCAGCTGTCTTTACGCGATTAGCGTAAGCAAGCGAAGCCTCAACAATTGCGGGCGCTGCCTTTTCAAGCTCGGCAACTCTTGCATACTTCTGAGAAGCGTCAAGAATACCTAGCTCAATTTCTGTATCAGCAAGCTTAAATGCAGCCATGATGTGAGCCTTATGATCACCAAAAGCGTAATCTTCAGACTTAACACCTGATGGATGATTTTCCTTGCTATTCTGATGTGCGTCAGAGCTATCGCTCTCACTCTTATCAGTTGGATCTGCTTGACGAGTTACAGCACTATTACCATCGGGGAAAGTAGCTGTTGGGCCGGAATCCTCAGTAGTCTTAGTGTGTGCATCGCCATGTGATACGTCAATACGATCCTGAGCCTTACCCATTGGGTCAGAAGGCTCTGCACCACGAACGTCCGAAACAACCCAAGATGAAAGGTGATCACCCTTCTCTGAGGTTACCGGATCGTGCTGGCCAAGTGAATCACCTTCACTAGGACCAAACGTATCGGTGTGAATAGCTTCGATGTTCTTCGAGTGCTCGTCACCTTGAGTGACTTCTACTGTCTTCTCATCGCCAGTGCCAACACCAGAGACGCCACCGATATCGGTAACATTCACCTGCGCATCAGCCTTAGAAGCTTCTTCATTTGACGCACTACCAACACCGCCAGCATCGGTCACATTAACATTGTGATCGGGCTTGGCTACAGCTGGTGCGCTCATTTCTGCGTCAGCGATATGTGTTTCCATGTTATTCCTTTTTCTCTTACCAGCAGCCGCAAGAAAATCTGATGCGGTGCGAACTGATGACGATGTAATTGGTTTCGTTTGATCCTTGACTACGTAATCATTCGGCTCGTTCGTAGCCGGAGGGCTTTGAACTGGAAGTATTGGTTTTTCTTTTTTGTTTATTTGAGCAATTTTAGGATCGGAAATAATCCATTCCGTGTCAGTTACGTGAGCGACAGTATTTAAATTATTAG